GCGATGCCGCTCTGGAAGCCGTTCGCGATGAGCGTCTGCATCTCAAGCCAATCTTCATACGACAGCACATTCGCGCCTTGAGCGTTCGCGAATGGCGTGAACTTGTTTTCAGCCATTTATTAGTCTTCCTTTGTCCAATGACCTCGATCCCAACCTTTGACCAAGTACGTCGACTCGTCAAAGCCAAACGACGGGAACAACCCGTCGACAAAATTCACGCCTACGCCTGCGGCGACAGTGTCCAGAAAGTGTTGCTCGAGCAGTGCCAGCAGAATCGGGTTCACGTTCGCCTTCACCACGTTGATGATGATGTGCATGCTCTGCGCGTCGATGACCGCGATCAGCGCTTCCCTCGATTGGAAAGCGTCGAACAGCGACAACAGGACGCTCGTGATCTTCTCCAGAGTTCCGTCGTAGTGATTCAGTTCGACCTTGGCTTTCAGAGCCATCCTGTAGACGTTATCGCCCATCGTGACGAGCGCCGTCGTGGTGTCCAATTTCGTCAGCCACACGCCTAAATCCAAGCCGATGCCGTCGACATCGTCGAGGGCAAAGAACACGTCCGGAATGGCAATCGGCAGACCTCTCGCGAGTCCGATCCGAGCGCCGACTGCGTCCAATTGAGCGCCAACGGCTTTATCAAGGTCGAAGGACTCGACCGCCATCTGGACGAACCGATCACGAGCGACGCGGAATGGCTCGGTCAGTTCATAGATCCATTGTTGGAACTTCGGCTTCTGAGACCAATGTCCGGCAATCAACGCCGTATATTCATTGCTGTCTGCCATCGTCAGACTCCGAGAATTGTGATGTCATCAACATCGCATGCAGCGGCTTCATTCCACGCGATTACGACAGGCAGTTGTGCCTGCGTCTCGCCAACAACTCCGATGGTGATGGCTGTCACTTTGAAGGTCGTGTCGATCACTCCGTTCTCGCCCGTCACAGCAGAGGACAGGACGCGGACAAGGTTCACGTCCTCGCCGATGGGCAAGGCGTTGATGAAGTCCGCCATGCGTTGCCTGATCACGGCGAGCTTCTGCGTCGTATAGCCGTAGTCCTGAGAGATGGTGATCGTGATGGCGATCTGCTTGATCGTCGGACGGCTGAACGAAACTGTGTACGTGTTCTCAAATTCGTCGACAATCGTCTGCGACAGGCTTCCGTAAGTCGCAACGCCTTCGCCTTTTTTCTTCCAGATAGTGTCGGCGAGTTCTTGAACGTCTCCACCCTCCACGACCATTGCGATGGAGTGCGCAGGAATGCCGTCCGCGTCCGTGCTGTTCGTGTCGTTGTGAACGCCCGACACGCGAGTGACGTTGTCCACTTCGTACAGAGACGCGACGATGGCTTCCCACAGGGAGACCGCTTCACGGCTCGTCGACTGCGACTGCCGTCTTTGCAGTTCCGTGTCGCTCTCGATTGCCACGCCGACAACCGCCGCGCTCGGATTGCTCACTGTCTGCCATCCTCTGGTCGGCGTTCCGATCTGCGTGATCGAGTTCGCCTCGGCTTCAATCGCTCCGAGTTCTTCTGCCGTCGCTTGGACAGTAACCTCACCAGAGATCGGAATGACAACCGACTCCGGCAGAAGCCATCTGTTCTCGAACGAATCCACCGCCACGCCGTTCGTGATCTGCGTTCCTGCCTGTCCGACGATCCTCAGATCGACCTGTGAATGCGTCGGCTCGCGTCTGGTCAAGCCGTTGACTTTCACGACAGAGTCGAGCGCTGTTCCCGTCGCCGTCTGAGGATTGAACGCCGCCGCCGTAGCGATGGCCTGTGAGTTCACATCATGCAAAGCGACCGCGACGATGGCGAGCAATTGCCCGTCCGCCGTGTCGCTGTCGATGTTGATGTCCTGACCGAAGATCTGACGCGCCTTGTCCTGAAAATATTCAAGGATCTCGCTGTAGGTCGGCGCTGTCACGCCGTTGTCTGTGATCTGAAAGACCGGATCTGTAATTGCCATTTAAATCGCTCCGCTCAATTCGGCTGCGCCGAACCTTGTATTGATCGTGGCGCTGATCGTGATGCGCCTATTGTCCGGATCGAGGACGCTCTCGAACTCAGCAAGGCCGAGAACGCCTTCCGTCTCGAGGATTCTGTTGCGCAGAACCACATCGACCGCCTCGTGCTTGCCGAGAATCTGCTGAAGCCAAGGCGTTCCCTCGAGCGTGTCGATGAACCAAGTCCCTCGCCACAGCGCCAAGCGCGTCATGCAGTCCTGCGCGACCGCTTCTGCCTGATCTTGATAGAAGTCAGCATCACCATGACCGAGGCGGTAATCGCCATCGGTCGACATCTTTCTCACTCTCATCTGTGAATCCTTTAGACGGGTTGTCCGGTGTTATCGCCGCCCGACTGCACTCCGCTGTGGACGTGCGTCTTCAGGCTGATGCTTCCTGCCGTCACATCGCCAGTCACATTCACATCGCCCGTGAATGCCGCTCTTGCGCCGCTCGTGCCGCCGCCATTGATCTGCCCGTTCAAGTTGATGACCGGAGCGTTGATGGTGACCGATGCCGATGCGCTGATCTCCGTCTCCGTGCATGTAACGCTCATCGTCTCGCACTGAATCGACAGCTCGTCGCACTCGACATTGATGTCGCTCGGCGTTTTGATTGCGATGTCGTGAGACGATGGATTGATCTCAACGAACGCCTGTCCATCGTCGCTCCGCAGCTGAACCGCGTCCGTGCTGACATCCGGAATCACCTTCGGCTGAGAATAAACGCCGACCAGAGCGAATCCGTCAGATAAGTCGTGCATCCGAACCTCGACAGGAGGCTGAACGCCGCCCGACTGCCACCACAAATCGATGGCTCGACAGGAGAACACGACAAGACACTCGTCTCCGGCCTTCACAGGGAACGTCAACGAGCATCCGCCTGCATGCGGAAAGAAAACCGGACAATCGAGCAACAGCGGAAGATTCACGAGCTGAATCGAGCCGTCTTCATCGCGTCGCTTGCCTTGAATCGCAGGCTGGATTTCGCACGTCATCGCCACAGGATCGAACGATTGGACGATCCCTGGTATCGCCGTCCACATCCTCGACTGCAAGCCTGTCAGCGCTTGCGCCTGTTCCTGATTCTGATCTTGGATATAAGTGTTCGCTTCGATCATAAGTTCGGGAATGTGTTGTAGAGATTCGGCGTGTCAGGTCGCTCGGTCGCATTCACGCCGAACGCGATGATCTTGGCGTACCACTCATTACCGCGAGTGTCGCCTGTGAACTGTCGCGAATAGACCCGATACAGGCCATTGCTCGAGACGAAAGCATCCGAGGACACTCTGTCGGCTCGCTCGAGGACAGCCTTGTCCGATGTGTCGATGGCGCTCCGTTGGATCGTCGAGTTGTCGATCTGGATGAGCGAACCCACATCGATGCGCGGATTCAGCAGGCATTGAAGTTCTAAGCCGTTCACTGTCATCGTCGGCCTGCCGATGAGACCCGTCTGAGCATTCAGGATGATTACATCCTCGCCTTTTTTGTAGACGGGATCCTTCGGAATGGCGATCAGGCCGTTCGATCCATAGCCCCACGCGAAATTGTTCACATCGGCGAGTCCCTGCATGGCATCTCGCGACATGCTGTAGAGAACTTTCCCTCGAGGGAGCTTCGTCTTTGTCGCCATCTCGACGGGAATGCCGGACGCGGTAACGCCTTTCTCTGCCATGCTCTTGGCCACAGCGCCGAACACATCGGCTTGAGTCGCACCTTTAGGCAAAGACATGTTCACGACCGCGTATTGATGAGCGCGGTCGCCTGTGGCTGCGATCAGGCGCATGAACGTGTCGGTCTCGTTCTCGCGTCCTGTCGACTTCCACCAGAGATCACCTTGGAAGATCGTCGCGTGATCATCCTGGTATCCGGCCTCGAGGATGACTCTCAGTCGGTACTTCTTGACCATTCTGTTCGTCGGCACGGCGATCCGGTCGATTGTGCTTTGCGCCACGTTGTAGACAAGGATTTCAGCCGTTGTCGGCTTGCCCACAACCGCCTGCGAGATCTGGAACTTCACGCGGAAGTCGGACAGATCGATGG